TTCGCTGCTGCAAAGGCGCCATTTGCTGCAGTTTGCACATCGACCAGACGCGCAGCGGCCGTCTCTGCGGAGGTGTTGGAGTCGTTCGCACGCTGGTTGGAATACTCGGCGTTGGTCTTGGCCGACTCTGCCACCGCCTTCACATCACCACCCCACGGCTCCATCTGCGTCGTGAAGTTTTCAGCGGTCACGTTGAACATGGCCTCGTCCATGTTGTTGTTCGGGACGGTGCCAAGGTCCCGGATTGGTGGCACTGGAACGATTGGCATTAGACAACCCCCTTAACATTCACGTTTATTGATGTGCTGACCGTGGTGTGCGGCTGCCAGCCGATGCTGATGAAGCCCACCGTTGCGAGATAGCGGTACTTGCCAATGGAGCTGGCATACACCGATACCGGCGTGTCCTTGAGCCGCTCAATGAGCGAGAACAGCCGGTTAGCGTCTTCTGCATCGATGATCACGGGCAGGGTCAGATTCACCGCCGAGCCTCGGGGTACAACACGGAAGGTGCCGTCCTCAAAGTCCTTGCGGTAGCTGTAGTTCTGGATCTCGGCATTCGCCCCATACTGGGTGCCCGAAGGCATCCCGACACGGGTCATACCGAAAGCCGTCCAGGTGCCGATCGACATCCAGCCGATCCCCACCGGTTGGCTCGGGTCGGCCGACACCGTCACCGTGATGACCGTGGACGACTTGCTGGGGATGCTTTCGATGCGGAACGACTTGATGGCCGTCCGTTCACCGAAGAAGTAGTTCCACCAGCCGACGCGCGGAAGGTTCAGCCCGGTATCGACAGGAGTGATCAGGTCCGCCCCGCCCAACCCATCCGTCACCCTGATCTGCAGCCGTTTGCCGGTAAGCCCGTGAAGGGCCATGCCGGTGATAAATGGGACCTTCAACACATACGTGAGCGAGCCCAGGCGATTGACCTGGGTTGTCTGCACGTATGGATCGAAGGGCGCCCACCGGTTGGAGGGCCGGACATCCTGCCAACTGTTGGTGTCTTGGTCTGGTGGAAGGTTGAGATTGGGCGGCACGACCGCGCATCGGTAGACGCGTTGGCCGTACACCCTTTCATTGCCGACGGCGACAGCTGCGCCTGCCGTCCAGGCCACCTCCCCGGCTGCCGTATCGACAGCGGGGATGGACCCGGCCAGCATCGAGCTGTCCCCAATCTGCTTGGGGACTAACACGTACATAGATTTCCCTTTTAACCAGGGTTGACAACACGCAGGCCGTTGCCACCCTCAGACACTTGGTCGATGTTCGCGTCCAGGCGCCGGTTGGTAACAGCGACATCGGCCGTGTTGTGGTCGATGGATGCCAGACGTTCCTCAAGCTTCTTGACCGCCGTGATCAACTCTGCATTGCCACCCCCTTGGGTGTTCAAAGCAGCCATCAACGCCCTGTTGTCAGCGGCAGGGATGATTCGCTCACCCTGGTGGATGTTCGCCGTCATGTCGTAAGGCACGTAGTTCGTACCCACGGCAAATGACTTGCGCTTCATCCACAGGCCTTGCTTCTCATCGAAGTACCACTCACTGCCATAGACGCTTTGGCCGGCCTGCATCGCCGCCCACTGGTCAGCGGTCAGGTTGCCTGATCCAACCAATAGGTGGCCGTCGTACTGGTACTGCCCTGCGGCGTACTTTTCGACAGTGCCATCCGACCACTTGGCCCGGCCGTCAGCCGTGAAGCCGACGACATAGCGCCCGACAGTGCCGGACACTGTGCCACCAAGGGTTGCACCACTGCCAGCCTTGCCAGGCGTACCGCCTCCGTCCAGACCCGCCTTGGCCGCTTCTTCCTTGCGGATGCGCTCCTGCTCCTTGGGGTCCAGCAGCTTGTACAGGGCATTGACAGCGTCGGTAACGCTCATCGTTGCATCTACCTGCTCTTCGCCGTATTCCTTCCAGAACGTGAGCGTGTCGTCCAGGCGCTTGATCTGCGCATTGGCCAGGTCGATTTGCTTTTGGGCATCCGACTTCGCCAACTCCGCATAGCCTCCGAGCTCGTCCAACTGGCCAGCAAGGACCTTCTTGTCATAGTCAAGTTCCGCCTGGGTGGCGTAGTTGTCCATGACGAGGCCACCGGTAGCCGCTTCAATGGCCGACTTGGTGGCATCAAGATCCGACAGTCCCCCACCCTTGCGGGCGCGGTCCAAAGCCTGCTCGATGTACACCATGCCGGCCGCAGCCGACCAGCTTGCGCTGTCCTCGACCGAATCCCGCAGCGACTTGGCCGCATTGGTCACCAGGTCAAAGTAGCTCGATGCCTTGGTCAGAGCGTCCTTGGCGTCTGCGGAGAACTGGTTCCAGTACTCCTTCTCACGGGAGACAGCGGCTTCCAGGTTCTTCATGGCCAGGTCTTTGGCGGCCTTTTGCGCAGCCGCCATCTCTGCAGCCAGGTCCTCGGCAGCTTGCTTGGCTGCGGCGTCGCTCTTGGCCTTGTCCTCGGCGTTCCACACCTCAACCTGCATGCGCACCAGCTCAGGGTCCTTGTATTTCTCAAGCTCCTTCAACTGCTTTGCACGTTCAAGTTTCGTCGCCTCATCGTCCTTGCCCTGGGCGCGCAAGAGTTGCACATTCAGGTCTTCCTTCATGGCGGCGATGTTCTCGGCAGAGGTGTAGACCACATCGAACGAATCAGCCAAACCGATCATCGCGGCGTACAGCTTGCGGCCGGCCTCCGTGGACAGGTCGATACCGTTGATGTACTCCCGCAGCGCATCCCGGCTGGTAGGCATCGATTCCACGCCAAGCTTCTTCAAAGCCTCATTCAAAAGCCGCGTTTGGTTGGCGACCTTCTCCTGATCCGAATAGAACTTGTCGTAGTAGTTGCTAGTCGCTGCGGCGAACTTGTCTGCTCCGCCGAATGCATCCATCAACTCCGAGGCCATGTCGGCGCCCGCCAGGCTCACAGAGTAGAGCGTGTCCCCAATGGCTTTGAACCACTCGTTTGCCAGCGTGATCGAGGTGGACAAGCGGGTGAGCGCTTCAAGCTGGGTTTCCCCGGCTCGGGTGTACTCGTCCGTCGTCAGCACCAAGCCGCCCATCTGGTCGGCGATCTTCTGGAACTCCTCCTGCAGCTTCTTGGTGGCCTCTTCTTCGCTCAGGCCTTTGAGGTTGACCTTGATCTTGGCTGTAAAGCCATCCAAAGCCTCCCCACCTAGGCCCACGGCACCAGCCATGGCGCGGATGGATTCATCCATCGCCAAGAACTGGTTGCCCAGCGCAGAGCGCATTTCCTCGGGCAGCTCTTCGTAGGAGGTTTTGTTCGACCGGAAGAGGCCTCCCTTGTAGAACTTGTAGAGGCGGCCTTCAAAGCCGCTTTCGCCGCCAAAGGTTCCCTCTACACCAGACTCTTTTAGCTTGCGACCAAAGAGCCCATTCACAAAGTTACCCAACACCGAGCCGATCATCGTGCCGATCCCTGGCAGGATCAAAGTTCCAACTGCCGACCCAATAGCCGCCCCATAATTTCCTTGAGCCAATGCAAAGATCGAACCCAGGTAACCAAACGCAGACCCAAGCCCTCCACTAAAGCCAGGGATACCCTTAAACCAGGTATCGATGTTGGCGATCGTCCCGCTGAAATCCATCAGCGCGCCACCAACAGTCGTGAAGCCGTTGTTGATGAGAGACATGCCGCTGTTCCACAGCCAGTCAGCTCCCATCGTTCCAAGGTTGGACCAGTTTGTGAGGCCCCCGTTCATCAGGCCTGAGGCACCACCTGCAGCAGCTGCCGCGCCAGTAGTGCCAGCCGCAGCCGCTGATGCCCCTCCAATACCAAGAAGCGAAGCCACCAGCTTCACAACAAATGGCTTGGCCAGCATCGCGTAGATCTCTTTCGCCACCAGCGTGAAGAACGAGGTCTTGAGCGACTTGCAGAACGACTCCCATCCGGACTTGCCGTTGTTCATCATGTCGGCAAAGCCTTGGACGAAGATGTCCTCTACCTGCTGGATGGTCTGTTCGTACTTCTGTTTAAGCTCCTTGTTAGCCTCGTCTGACTTGACTGCGACATCCTTCAAGCCGAGCAGATCATTGCGCTCCTTGAGCTCCTTAATCTGCGCCTTCAGAGCCTCAATCATCTGGGTGTCAAAGACATCGAACGATTGCTTCGCTTGCAAGGCCGCGAGTGCTGATTCCTTGGTGGCTATCACTTGTTGACGACGCATCTGCAAGATTGAGGCTTGCTCTTGGCGGGTCTTGCCGATCAAAGCAATCTCGTCTCGTAGTTGCTGGTTCTCACTCTCTAGGGACTGGGCCGAGGAGAACACAGCATTCACCCCTCGCTGCCGCTCTTCCCGCCAAGCAGCGCGCGCAGCCGTTTCCTCCTTTAGGGCCTCGATTGTTTTATCACCCCGAGCCAATTCGTCCAGATAGGCTTGAGCCTGTTGCTTGTGAGCCTGCGTCAGCTTTTTCGTGCCCTGCTCTGAGATCAGAAATCGCAGTTTGTCTGCCTCCGAGAGCTTGCGGCCATACTTCAGCTCTTCTTCATTCTCAAGAATCTTGAGCTTGATAGTGCTGATTAGCTTCTCATATTCGGACTGCTCCTTTTTAACGGCTGCAGCGCCAGAACTATCTCTGCCTTTCTTGGCCATTGAAGCCAGTTGCTCATTGACGCCCTTGATTCGCTCCTCCAAGTCTTTCGCTTCTTTGGAGTTGCCGAGTTGCGCGTCCTGAAGCGCTTTCAAGTCACCTCCCAGCTTCTTTGCGACTTCTCGAACCTCAGCCATCCGCTCCGACTGCGACTTATATCCTTTGGATGCCTCAAGCGCAGCCTTAGCACGTTGCAAGAACAATGCGTTCTCAGCAGCCACCAAGGGAACGCTAGTGCTATTTGCCGCGCCCTGGAGTGCCGCGGCAGCACCTTTTGCAGCTGCCTGTGCATCACGAAGACGGCTAGCCATCTCCAGCCACTTCTGCAGGATGCTAGGGCTGATGTTTCCAGACTCGGCAGCCCTTTGCAGGACCGGAGCGAGGTTGCCGCCTTCTTTGCCTGCATCGCGCAGATCGTTGATCAAGGCTTCAAACTGGTCTGACGGCATGCGTATGCTCGCCAAGCCGGCGACTGACTGTATCAGTGCGTCCAACTCCTTCTGCGACTGCTTGATGGCAGTCTTCTGCTCATCTTGGATCGCCATCTTGATGACGATCTGCTTCTCAGCAGGCAATGCATCCAGCTTCTTCTTCAGTTCCTCCAGAGGCTGATTCAGACCACCTATGCTCTTAACCAGGCTCTCAGAGCTATCCCTGAACGTGTAGAACGCTGCTGCGGCAGCGCCTGCAACGGTCAGTATGGTGCCCAAAGGGCCGCCCAAGAAAGCCACTGCTGCTGAGGCTCCGCGTGCTGCACCACCCAAGGCTAGAAGGCCCGTGGCCGCAGTCGTACTAACTCCGGCCATGCTGGCCAAGGTCAGCTGGTAACGCGCAGCTTGAATCGTAGACGCAGCGAAAGCAACCCCAGTGGATGCAATGGACGCAGTGAAGCGAGCGCCCAGGACCAAAGCCACCGCACCGCCCACAGTTGCCAAAACATCCAGATTGTTGGCCAGCAGGTTGATGCCGCTAGCAAAGCCCTTGGTAGCGCCGCTGGCTGTAGCCTGAGCACCAACCATCAGCATGATGTTGTTCTTCAGGACCGTAAAGGCGCCGGAGATCGTCTGCACTGACTCCGCTTCTTCGCGAAGTTTGCCCAACGCCTTTGGAAGCGACTCGGCGAGGACGGCAGAGGTGAGTTGCCCAGCCTCAGCCATCTTACGCAGAGCGCCTACCGGTACGCCCAGGCCATCAGCCAAGGCCTTCATCAGTCGTGGCGCAGCTTCGTTCACAGAGTTGAACTCTTCGCCGCGCAGCACACCGGAGGCGAATGCCTGCGACAGCTGCAGCATCGCAGAGGACGCCTCACTGGCCGTCGCACCCGACACCTTGAGGGACAGAGCGACCGTCTCAGTGATGTCCGAAAGTTTCTGCTGACTCAGGTTGAGCGATGCAGTTCCGTTCGCGATACGCGCATACAGCATTCCCAGTTCGCCGATACCTTGCTGAGCATCGGTAGAGATACGCTGAACAGATGCCATCGCGGCCGAGTAGTCTGACGCGCCCTTTGTCGCCAGCTTCAACTGCGCGGTGAATTTTGTGTACCCATCGATCTGCGTGATGATCTCGCGGGCACCAAATCCAACGCCAATGATGGACAGCGCTGCACTCACAGCGTTTGCAGCAGTATTCAGCGCACGAAAGGACTTCTCAGCCGCACTGCTGGACGCAGATGCGCGCAGCATGTCTTTCGCGTACTTATCGGCCTCACGGGAGGCTTGTGCCAGTTCTTTCTGCTCAACCTTCAACGCGTCGATGCGGCTGCCCATCGCACGAGCTATCTCCTGTGCGCCGGTACTCATCCCGCGTTGCGCGGCGCGATAAGCCTCCATCTCGCCGCGTGTCATGCGAAGACCATTCGCCTCCTCGACCAGCTTGCGGATGTGTTTTTCCTCCTCGACGGTCAGCGAGGCCATTGCTCGAGCCAGGCTTGCAGTGCTGGTCACAGCTTCACGCGCAGCTGTGCCAGAGGCTTTGATGCCGGTAGCAGCCTTCTGCGCGGCGTCGCCAGTCTTCTTCAAGCCATCACCCGCACCAGAGCCCAGGTCAGCCAGAGACTTTGCAACCTTCTTGCTCTCCGCAGAGATGCCGGCCATCGATTGCTCGACTTTGGGCCCTTGCTGAGCCAGCTCGGCCAGCTTCTTGATGCCCTTGTCTACGCCGTCTGTTTCAACGGCAATGCCTACGGCTGCTACATCGGTCATATGGCGTGCCCAATAAAAAAGGCCCACGCAAATGCGTGAGCCCATGAAAAAGGCCCGCCGAAGCGAGCCTGTTGATGCTGTACTGATGATCTATGAAGGGCGGGGTAGTTCTTAGCCCTCTAGCTCTGCACTTCGTGCGTCGGCGTAGCCGGGGTCCCTGTCGATTGCCCGATGGGTATCCAGCCGAAGTAGATAAGCTACATTTCCATTGACTAAGTAGCTCAGCTTATGCGATTTATTGCGGGTAACGTCCATGGTGAAAATTGTGGGTTTAACACCCTTGGGAGTTACTGAGTGCGGTCTGCGCGCATTAGGCAAAAACTCTCGCCTAAAATCCTCTAAACATTCGATAGCACAGAGCTTCAAGTCTGGCGACAAGGACTCGAAGTCCCTTATGAACCGTTCTGACATCTTCACCGATACCCCGCCACGAACAACCATTGCTAAACTTTCCTCTTCAGAAAGTTAATAGCTGCGTCGAGGCTGCCAAAGCTCCTTGACTTGCCCGCTTCGATCTCCATTTCGGCCTGAGCGCCCATGACAGCCCAGCGCATTTCTTCAGAATAATCGAATAGCTTTGTAGCTGCAGACTTTACTTCTCTCGCAATTTCAAGGACTGCCGGGTTTCCAGTGACAGAGGGCTTTATGGAGGTCCGCAGACTTGCTTGCAGGGAGTCAATAGCCGCTAAGAGTTCGTTTAGATCAGCAAGCGAGTACACCCAATCTCGGTGGAAGCGTGGCAATTTCACGTTAAGCAGATAGCGCGCATATTGACCCAAACGCTCAATCTCCTGCTTATCCTCAGCGCTTCGTAACGCAGCAAGTGCGGTTTCGAGCTCTGAAGAGAAGCCTGAACTAACACCTCCATCAGTGCCAATGGATGCAACAGCCAATAGCTGGGCATTGCGGATCTCCGGAGGTGATAGGACTTCACTCATGATGGCCTGATTGTGCCGCATGTAGCCCCATCGGGGATAATTCATCTTTGAAGAGGTCATTTCTGTGTCGTCTTCGGAGCGAACTCACGCAGTGTCGCCAGCGCCTCAGCCTCGATGACCATCATGTATTCATGCAGCTCATCCCAGGCCTCTCCTGTGGCCTTGCGGTCCATCAGTGGGTAGATGGCCTCCCATCGCACGCCCAGTGGCACCCCACCCATTGCTGGGTAGACCCACCGGGTCCCTATCATCATTGCGATGTCCAGCGCGGCTTCGTTGTCGGGCCAGACTTCGATGATCTCGGGCTCTGGGTAGTCCTCTAGCTCGAACCCTGCAGCTTGAGCCTCTGCCTCTGTGACAGGAGGCTCAAACAGGGATCGAGCTATCTGCTTTAGTTTCCCAGTTGGCCGGTGAACAGAGCTGCGTCGTACTTGCCCAGCACCTTGGCCAGCGAACCGCCGCACTGGTCTTCCAGCACGATCAGACTGTCAACGCTGAACTCGTCTTCCAGGTTCCAGCCCGTAACGGCGCCGGCCACGATCTCGGCCGCTTGCCGCATGCCGTCCTTCACCAAGTCCTCGAACGAGAATTCAGCCTTCTCGGCCGGCTGCTCGACGCCGTCTGCGGTCTTGCGATGCGCATCACGGATAGCGGCCCACTCGCTCTTTTTCTGGGCCTTGGCGGTGAACACCACATCGAACTCGTCGCCATCGAGGTTCTTGACGGTCACGGTCAGGGGGAAGGTTGGCGACTTGCCGGCCATCATCTTCAGGCTGGTCACGGGAACAGTTTTTTGCTTTGCCATAGTCTTGTCTTTCAGCGGGAGAAGTTAAGCCCGTGCGCAACCGCCCGCCCCGCTGAAGGAGCGAAGCGGCTGCGTCGGTGCAATGGTTGTGGGCGGAATGCCCGGGTTACGCTGGGTAGCGCGTGGACTTGTTCTGAGCGTTGAAGGTGCCCTTGACCACGACGGCTTGGCCTTCGGTCAGGGTTTCTTCTTCGTTGAACGACACCTTGGCGGGGATCAGCGACAGAGCACCGGTCTTGGCGCGTTGGCGGACCACGGTGTTGCCAGCGTTGGTGTCAGACAGCGTGGGCAGCGCTTCGTAGGCTGGCGAGCCGATCATGTCGGCGTCCATATCGAAGGTGCGTTGCACAGCGTTGAAGCCGTCGTTCAGAACGATTTCGTTGTCCGACTCGATGAACTTCACGTTCACGGTCTTGGCATCGCCGCCGCTGGTGGAGTGGTTCATCGTGCGATCCAGATCCACCCAGGTGCTGACCTTGCGCGCAGAACCTGCGCCTTGGCCAGGCGTGAAGAACTCGGTGTTCGTGGTGTCGCCGCGTTCCAGCGTGTAGCTGTCGGTGGTCACGCCCTTGACGCGGAAAGCGCGGAAGTTCAAGCGACCCCACGCCGACAGGATCAGGACGATGTCGCCATTGGCAAAGCCATGGCCGACAGAGCTGACAACAGCTTCTGCAGCATTGGAGATGCCACTGATCGTTTTTGAGGTGGAGAGCGCGGTGGCAACGGAGGTAATCGTGCCGGTTGGAGTACGTGCCATATGGGCCTTTCAGAAATGAAAAAAGCCGCTCGGCACATGCTTCGCGGCTAGGTTTCGCCCTCATCGGGCACAAAGAAACCACCTCTCGGTGGCATTAGGTTTTGGCGACGCACCCTAGGACGGGAACGCCTCCCAGAAGATGGAGACAGAGACGGCCCAGCGGCCTTCAACAGGCATTCCGGAGGAAACGGTAGGCGTCTTGTTCAGTTCGATGCGAAAACCCGGGCCAGGAATGATCTGGGCTGGCTTGAAGTGCAGCTTGAGCTGGTCGGCCATAGCATCTGTGATCTGCCGCCCCTCCCCTTCCGGATAGCGCAGCGTGATCTGCAAGATGCCTCGCTCTTCCGTCAGCGTGCCCTCTATTCCCAGATCCACCGGGCTATTCACCAGGTGATAGCAGGCTTGGTATGGACCATCTGGTGGCTTGAAAGGCACGTTCTCGAAGGCCGTAGGCAGCACGCCCGGCATGGCAAGCAACTTGGACTCCAGCAGTGCTTTGATTTGTGAGAGGGTCATTTCATTGCATCCGCTGCGCGCTTGACCGCATATTTGAAGTCCTGAACAGTCAGGCGGACCATCCCGCTCGGAGCTTGCTGAGACCAACCGTTTTCAAGGCGTCTCGCATATGGAAGGTTGTTCGTCAGCCAAATGGTCTGCCCAGGCTTGTAGCCCTGCAGCACGACCTCGGTGCGCCCCAGTGCATCGCTTCCAGCAGCTGCAGTAGTGTCGGGATTCATGCCCCCAAGGCCGCATTGCCAATTCGATTTGAAGCGCCCGGTATCCACTGGAGACTTGGTCATCATGCTGGCCTGCAGTCCGATGGCAGTATCACGCACCAGTTGGTCTACCTTGTCCCCAGCAGCCTGGCAGTACTTAGCAAGATCATCAGCAAAGCTCATGAGGCCCTCACTATGCAGTCATGCAGGACGATGACACCAGCAGGCTTCAGCGGCCTATTTCGGACCACCTGCACGACTTCTGAGGCCACAGTCAGCACATCACCCGCATCAGGTTCAAACGCGGCATCTGGAGCGATCAAGGCACGGCGGTCGCCGATCCTGACCAACTCCCCGTCGATCTGCCGGTTGTCGAACTCCAGCAGCGCGACCGTGCATGGTGACTGCAGCTCCACAGGATCGGTCGGCCCCGTTTCTGGGTCATAGCCACCAGGCGTAGAGCGAGAGATCGCCCCTGCTTGGCCGAAGCGATCCAACAGCCGCTTGGCAGTCGCAGCTGGGCGGGTGTAGTCGAACTTGGCCATATCAGTACCCTTGATAAATCCCACAGTTGGCGCACATATGGCCGTCAGGCGTCAGGTAGAAAAGCTGGTTGCCACAGTTGCACTCCCTCACCATCTGGCCTTCGGCTGGCGAAAACTCAAACTTCCACCGACCTTTGTGCGCCTTGCAGGAGGGACACTCCAGTTGAGTCGTGCCCGTCGGGGCGACAGCTGTCCACTCATGTCCGCAACCAATGCAAAAGGCTTGCCCTGCGCCGTGCTGAACTTCAGGTGCGGGGCGGATAAAGGGGACGACTGCCATCTAAGCCCTCACAAACTTGACCTGCCCCACCCCGCCAGTCGTCATGCCCCGCATTAAGGCATCGATCACGCCGAAGCGCTTCTGACCGCCGTTTGCAGGCTGTGCGTACTTGGTAGTGATCGGCCCCACCGATTCTTCGGTGACAGCCTGGGCGTCCACATCGGAGAACAGAGAGCCATCGGCTGCCCGTAGCGCGGCCTCACACGCGGCATGCTTCAAGGCATCTGCGACCGGGTCCAGGAACTCAGGCCGGATGCTGTACATGGTCACGACATACTGCGTTCCACGCCGCAGAGCAATCTCTTGCTTGGCCTCATCAGCCGGCCAGTCGTAGCCCATGCGCTCCATGTAATCCTGCGCCTCAGCCAGCGACACCAGCGAGTCATAGCCATCTTGTGGAGCGACTACCAGCATGGCTTACTCCTGCGCCTGCGCTGGCTTGCGGCCACGCTTGGCAGCGGAATGCTCGCCTTCGCCCTCGCTGGTATGTTCCTGCGCCTGGGCTGGCTTGAACTGCGCGTCGATGATTTTGAAGCCCTGGGCACGCAGCTCGGCCTTGCGTTCAGGCGACACGGGATGCTTCTCGTATGCGATCTTTTCGGTCATGGTTTCTCCAAAGAGAAAGGGGCCGTAGCCCCCTTCAATTACTTAGCTGCGTCGCCGATGGTCATCACGCCGGCCGAGGCTTT